GAGTATGAATGTGTTCCATGGCCTGAAACAGTGCGTCGGGGAGGCTGCCGTTCAGGTTGTCCTGGATCGGTCCGAAATCGATGTCGTTCTCGTACTCCATGCCAGCCCCCTAAACGAGTTTCACCAGCAGATGGTCGGGCAGCCCGAGCATCCCGGACAGGTAGGCGTTGGCGAACCTCACCCGTCCCACGCCGCTGCTCGGCGTGGTCACCAGTGAGTTGATCGTGAACAAGGCCTGATTGGACGGGTCACAGTAGAACGTTGACGAGGACAGGACCTGAATCCCTTCCTTCGAAAACAGGACCTTCTGTGCCCCGTCCAGGAAGCCGTCCACCTGCACGCCGGGCGCATACTCCGGCCCATGGGATCCGGTGCCCGTGAACGTCTGCACGGTCACGGTATGGATGTAGAAGTCGCTGATCATCACACGACCCAAGGGGTGCTGGGGACCAGGTTCGCGGCCTGCAGGATCCGGCGCGCGTCCAGGCACAGCCCGACCACGGACTCATGTTTGTCAACCGCCAGCTGCTTCGCGTCCGCGAACGTCAGCCGGGCCGAGCCGATGGCTTTCGACGTGGCCACGGACGGGTCCGCGACACCGCCGGACAGCGGGTTGTAACCGATGTATGCCAGGGACGCGGCTTGGCAGCATGTGGCATCGCTGAACGCCTGCAGGATCTTCGCGTCCACGGGCATCCCGGTGCCGTCCACCGCGTAGAAGCACAGTTCGGTCGCCTCAGCCACGGCCATGGACGCGGTTCGCAGCAGCCCCGCAATGTTTGCGGGAGCGGCGCCGCTGGTCCATGCCGCGTAACTGGCCGCCGTGGCATAGACCAGCATGGCCTAGTCGCCCCCGGACATCATCCGCGACAGCGTGTCCGCGTGCGCCTTGGCGTCCTCGGGGAACAGTTCGTCCAGGAGTTTGCGCCGGGTCGCGGCCCGTACCAGTTCGTCATCGGTGAACATGATCTGCGGGTCGAGCTTGCCGAACAGTTGCGGGCGCGCGGCACGCGCCTGCCCCTCATTCAGCAGCTTGTACCCGTGACGGGTGTACGAGTTGCCTTCCTCGTCGAGGACGCACAGGTATTTGTCGAAGTGTGCCCGGGTGCAGGCGATCACGCCGCCGCCCGCGTTGCGGACATAGAGCGTGTCGGTGGGCTGGTGCTCAGTTACCGGCATTGGGGTCCACCTCCGGCACAACCCCGGCAGCGGCCACAGCTTCGCCCGTGACGGCCTCAGGGGTCTGGTCGGGCACAACCGGTGCCTCCGCGTCTGCGGCGGTCACAGGCTCAGCCACAGGGGCGGGGGCGGCATCTTCCGGGGCAAGGTCCGGCCCCGGGTCGGTGATCACGGCCCAACCCTCAGGGACGGGGAAATTGTCGTCGACGGCATGGACGCCGCCGTCAAGGTTACGCACAAACATTTTGACTCCTTCTCTAATCGCCTGACAGGCGCACAAGCCCCGGGGCCCGAAGGCCCCGGGGTAAATGCCCCTGTCAGGAGAGGACTACGAAACCCTTCGCATCGAAGAGCTTGGCGACGCCGTACAGCACGTCGAAGGTGATCTGGACACCCAGGTACAGGGGCGAGTACGCCATGGAGCAGCGCAGCACCACACCGGAAACCGGGTCGGTCACGGACGTCTGGGCCACACCCGTGCCCGCAGGGGCGTCGGGGAGGGACCGGGACGCCATGATGATCGCGCCCGGGTCGAACGCCAGGTTGTTCGTGATGTTCGGCGTACCGGCCACCACGGGCACCAGCTGCGACTCGTGCAGGGCAAGCCCGTACAGGTTGTCGTGGATGAGGCCGTTCGTGATATCACCGCGCTCGTGGGAGTTGAACGCGAAGAAGGACTGCAGCGACGCGTCCGCCTGGATCGAGTTGCTGTCCTTGGTGGAAATCAGCAGGTGCCGGTTCCCGCGCGGAACCTTGTTGTCAGTGAACTTCTTGGACGCGGCCCGCAGCATGGCCGCGGTCAGGTCCGTGCCGGCCGTACCGAGCGAACCGGAGAACGCCGAGTACGTCGCGATGACGTCCTGCTCCATCTGCTCCGCGATGGCCACGATCTGCGAATTGATCAGCGAAGCCATGAGGATCGGCTGAGCCTGCGCACGGGCGAAGTCCTCAATGAGGACCGTCGCTTCCTTGTGCTTGTTCAGCGTCACCGTCGTGTCCGTGGTGGACGGCACCTGCAGCGTCACCGCAGAGCCCTGAGCCTTGTCGTTGGCGACCAGGGTGCCCGGGTAGGGGATGTGAAGCGTGTTGCCGACCTGGAACGTGGCAAGGTCATAGTCCTTGGTGACCAAGGGCAGCATGACAATGATCGAGCGCAGGATCTTCAGCGCCTCGTTTGCCCACACAGCCGGGATGAACGGGCCGATGGACGTAGTGGTTACGTCAGCCATTTTTTACAACTCCTTATGGTTTGATACGCCCCTCGGCCATGGCGGCCAGGATGTCGTCTCGGTTGGTTTCGTAAAACTCGTGATTGAGCAGCTGCGACGCCGTATACGTGCGCGTCGGCGTGCCACCGCTGCCGGACGGATCCGGTGCGCCGGCCTTCGGCCCGGCCGGGCCACGGAAGGACAGGAGCGCGTCAGCAGACGCCTCCAACTCCTCCACGGTCGTGCCGGTCAGCAGCTGCTGCGGAACACCCTTCGCCGCCGCCGTGCGGGCGCGCAGCGAATCGACGGTCGCGGCCTGCGCGACCTTCTCCGCCGCTTCCGCGCGGTCAAGCGCCTTCTGCAGTTCCGTCTTGTTGGCCTCCTCGGCAGCGTCGAACTTGAGCGCCTTGTCGGCGTTCTCCTTCGCCCGTGCCTCGTGCTGCCGGGACAGCGCCTTCCACTTCGCCAGTTCCGCCTGCGGGTCCTCCGGTGCCTGCGGGGCCGTGTCGGCTGGTGCAGGGGCGGCAGGGGCCGGCGTACCGGTCACAGGTGCAATGGTTGCGGTGGGGGTCTGCGCTTCAGGGGTGGGGGTGCTCATTTTGGTTCTTCTCCCGTGTCGGGTCGGACATAAAAAAGGCCCCACCGTGTCGGTGAAGCCAGGTAGCTGATAACCCTCAGCAAAGGGAACCTAGGCGGATTACCGCCAGTTGGCCGGCAGGGACTTCTCCAGCCCCAGCACGGTCGCGCGGTGAATGATCCACCGCTTATCGGACGCCTTCGAACCGGCGCGGCCCCAGTCATTGATCGCATTCCGCAGGTCCGTAAGATTCTTGATCGGGAACGAACCATCCGGTTCGGCCACATGCATCGACGCCTCCGCGCGCCTGCCCTTCGCAGTCAGGTCAGCCATGATCCACTCCTAAAATTTGCTTCGTATGCCCAGGCAGGAACGCGACCAGCACATCCCTGCAGTTCGGATGGAACAGGCCCGCCTCACGGGCCTCCTGAATCGTCGCCGCCACAACCACGGTCGCGCCGTTCACCACATAGGTCCCGGCGCCACGGGCCGACAGGACCGCACCCTGCCACGGCACACACTTCGGGCACGCGCCCTCATGCGGGGGAACCAGAAAAAACTCGATCCCATGGCTGCCCATGCGCTCCACCGACGACTCCAGGTAAGCGCGCTGGGACGCCGTCCGCACCGCCATGTCCACATACGTGGACAGCCTCCAGCGGGCACCACGCGCGTCCACAAACCCGGTCACGCCATGACCCATAAGGTCGCGCCACGCGGCAGCCTGCGCCGCCCGCGGGGACACTCCCCCAGTCACCTGATCCACCGCCGACAAAACGACCCGCCGGTAAATGTCATCCGGCAGGCGCGTAATCCGCAGCTTCACATCGTCCAGGGCCGACTGCAGGTCGGTAAAAATTTTGCGCGCCGACAGAAAACCATGCTCGGACACACCCAACTCCAGCGGCGGCAGCACGCCCGGCGGCGGGGCAGGCTCCAAGTCCCCCACCGCCACACCCTCCGCAACCGCGGCCTCGACCACGCGCTGCACCAGGTTCCCCGCCGGCGGGTTCTCCGCCGCCACAATGGACGCCACACAGGCACGCGCCTGCCGGCGCATCGCCGACAGGAACGCGCCCGGCGCCAAGTGGCCGGCCAGAAACCTCAGGAACAGCTTCCCCAGATTCACGGCCAGGACCGCACCCGCCACCACATAGACGGCGACCAGGGTGACCATGAGCGCCTGCCGCGACTGTGCCGGGCGCTGGGGCGCGCTCACTTACCAGCCGGCGCTTGCGGGCCAGGCTTCAACACATCCTTCCCGCCCTGATTCGGTGCCTGCTTCGGCGCCAAGGCCGGAGCCCCAGACACGTCAACACCCTTCACACCGTACGAATTCACATCCACACCACCAGACGCCGAACCAGTCGCGGACTGTGCCGCATACAGCAGTTCAGGCTTCGGGAACGGCAGCATC